ACATTTTTGTAAGACTTATTTCATTTTCAGCTCTAGTTGCACAAAACGGGCATATTGTTTCAGCAGGCATAGCGTCACCGTATGTTGCAATACGTATTGCTATTAGGATATAGTCTATATCATATCCTACTAGTTGCCAAGGATCTAAAATTGATGGAATACAACTCCTAATTACCTCAGCTGTTGATTCTCCTGAATACATAGAATCAGGTGTTTTGAACATTATTTCATCCATAGCATTCATTCCAAATACTGGAAGTTGTTCATAACCAGCATCTTTGATTATAGTGTCGTTATACCATTTTCCACGACTAGGTAAGTCAATAAACAGCTTTGGCTGTCTTTGATACTCTTGTAAAAAACTACTCATATTACTTTTCCGATAAATATATTATACATAGCAATATTTATACTGTAAAAAGTAAAGTATTTGGCAAATTGGATTAGATTATATGGACGAAAAAGAGTTAAAAGCGTTACAAACTACTATAGCTGGTGCTATACAGCAAGGTATCCGAGAAGGCATGGCAGCTACAGTCAAGGCTCAAAAAGATGCTGCAAGCGGAAAAACCACACAGTCTTTTGGAGGCAGTAGTAGTTCCTCTTTTGGAACCAGTACACAAGAAAAACTTTTTGGATCGCCATTCAAAGCAGCACTCGGACAAACGGAACAAGCTGTAAAAAATGCAGGTGGATCGGTTACAGCATTTGCAGAAAATTTGGTCAAAGGGCTTCCTGGAGTAGCTATATTTGGTGACGAAATACAAAGTATTGTTGGGTATTTTGAAGAAACAAATGAAGTTTTTAAAGGTTTATCTAAAGTTGGCGCAGGACTTGAAGGTAGACTAGGCGAATTACGCCTAGGTGCTGCAGAAACTAGAATGACCTTAGGTGGTTTTGCAAATATGGTCGGAAACAATTCAGAATTGCTTGCTGGCTTTGCTGGCGGCGTTACTGGTGGTATAAAACGTTTTAGACAACTAAGTTCTGCAATGATGGAAGGTGACACTATTGCCGGCTTCCAAAACTTAGGTTATAGTTTACAAGAATCAAATGAATTTATTTTAAAGAATTTAGAATTCCAACGAAGAGATGCTAAATTTAGAAATAAAGATGGCACAATGAATAGTCAGCTTATGCTTGAAAGTTCTTTACAAATGGCAGAGTCCTTAGATGTTATGGCGAAAGTTGCCGGCAAAGATCTAAACAGGATGAACGATGAATTAGCTGAAAGACAACGTGCTGGAGCCACACAAGCCAAACTACGTTTACTAGAGCAACAAGGTATTAAGGGAGCAGGCGAATCTTATAGAACAGCCCAAACAGCATTACAAGGTGCTCCTAAAGCAGCAAGAGACTTAGTAGATGACCTACTTCAAACAGGTGTGCCTATGAGCGAAAGCACCAAAGCATTTATGGCAACCAACAAAGAAGCAGGCGCACTAGGGCGTCAAATGGCAGACGCAATTAAAAATGGCGAAAAAGAAAAAGCCAAACAATTAGGTGAGCAACTAACAGCAGCATCTATTGCGTTTTCTAACAGCACTGAAGGATTAACAATAGCTACATATGCTAAAGTAAATCCTATTGCACAAATGGTAGCTGGTAATCTAGAAGAAGTAGGCGGTATAATCGACCAAGTAAGCGAGCATGCAAAAAAAATAGGTGAACCTTTAACTGACACAGCTTCGTATATACGAACATTTAACGATATTATATTAGAAACAACTAGTATTTCTAAAACCCAAAAAGGCGGACGAATTTCTGGTCAAGAATTATCAACATCTATTAATGAAGTTAATTTGGCACTTGCTAATGGTGCTACAAAAATTAATGAAAATATTGCTAAAGCAATGGGTCCTGAATCAGAATTTACAACAATAATAGAAAAAGGAGCGGCAAAACTTTCAGGAGCTATTGGTACTTTTGCTGGCTCATTAGATCCAAACTTTTTCGACAGAAAATTAAATCCAGAAGTAACATCAGAACTCCCTAGTGATGGGGCATTAAACAATTTACCTCCAAAACCAAAAGCAATTGGTGGCGGCGTACTTTCTGATGTTGCATACAAAATTGGAGAACTAGGTCCAGAAACATTTGTGCCTAGCATGGACGGCGCAATAATTCCAAATATGAAGTCAATGCTGAATAGAATGCCAGATATGGCACAACAATTACAAGATCAGATGGCAACTATGGGTGCTCCTATGACAGAAGCGGCTAAAACAGCTATGGCTACAATGCCACAGGGTGGATCTGTAGAAGAAAAACTTGACATTCTGAACCAAACCATGTTACAATTAGTTAATATAAATAACATGCAGAAAGATATTGGAAATAAACAGATTCGAACAATGCGCAGTGCGGGCAATTTAATGAGCGGATTAGGAAGAGCATAATATGAGTTGGAAAAAATATTTTACCCCAGTGCCCACAGGCGATAATGTTAGCGGTAGCTACGGACCAATAAGTGGAGGCGGAGCAAACGGTCGACCAGGTCCTGCAAGATCAAATTATTCAAGTTACTTACCAGATGTATATGTAGGTAGTCCAAATAGAGTTGAACGCTACGGACAATATAATACAATGGATAACGACAGTGAGGTGAATGCCGCACTTGATATCCTTGCTGAGTTTTGCACACAAAAAAATGACGAGAATGGAACTAACTTTAATTTTCATTATAACAAAGCAGCAACTAATAACGAAATTAATATTTTAGGTCAGTACCTAAAACAATGGTGCAAAATTAATAATTTTGAAACACGTATGTTTAGAACATTCCGTAATGTATTCAAATACGGAGATGCAATATTTTTAAGAGATCCAGAAACTAAAAAACTGTTCCATGTTGATCCTGCAAAACTTACACGCATTATTGTAAACGAATCAGAAGGCAAAAGACCTGAACAGTACATTATCAAAGATGTAAATTTAAATTTTAAAGAAATGGTTGCAACATCTCCACATATTACAAATGGTAATATAAGTAGTCCTGGTGCAAGCTATCAAACTGGCGGAGCAAGAGGAATGACAGGAGGTGTTAATGTGCCACCTGGATCACGTTTTGCTATAGAAGACGGCGAAGTTGCTGTTGACGCACAGCATGTATTACACCTAAGTCTGTCAGAAGGCTTAGACAATAACTTTCCTTTTGGTAACTCATTATTAGAAACAATATTTAAAGTATTCAAACAAAAAGAATTACTCGAAGATGCTATTATTATCTATCGTGTACAACGTGCGCCTGAGCGCAGAGTATTCTACGTTGATGTGGGTAACATGCCATCACACCTTGCTATGCAATTTGTTGAACGTGTTAAAACGGAAATCCATCAAAGAAGGATCCCATCAGCGACAGGTGGAGGCACAAATGTCATAGACAGTTCTTACAATCCTCTGTCAATTAACGAAGATTACTTTTTCCCACAAACAGCAGAAGGTAGAGGATCTAAAGTTGAAACACTACCAGGCGGAACTAACCTAGGAGAAATTGATGACTTACGATATTTTACTAATAAGCTCGTACGCGGTTTACGAATCCCTAGCAGCTACTTGCCTACCGGCGGTGATGACGCAACTTCATCATATAATGATGGTAGAGTAGGTACAGCATTTATTCAAGAATTGCGTTTTAATACATACTGTGAACGTTTACAAGGTCTTATTATAGAAGACTTTAATCAAGAATTTAAAAGATATCTTTTAGAAAAAGGCGTAAACATTGACACAGCAATGTTTGACTTAGAATTTGAACCACCACAAAACTTTGCGGCATATAGACAATCAGAACTTGACAATGCTCGTGTGCCAACATATACACAGATGAGTGCTATACCATATATTTCAAATCGTTTTGCAATGAAACGTTTCTTGGGCATGAGTGCAGAAGAAATTGCAGAGAACGAACGTATGTGGCGTGAAGAAAATGATGAAACATTAGATCAACCAGCATCAGATGCAAGTGCAGAAATGCGTGGAGCAGGAATTAGTTCAGCAGGCATTAGTGCTGACATTAGCGGAGCAGAGGATATATCACCCGAAGGCGATGAACCAGAAATAGGTGCAGAAGCAACGCCACCAGAAACAGCAACAGGCGGCGATACAGTAACACCAGGTGCACCGGCAACTGACCAAACGATATAAATAGTATTATGATATTAAGAGAATTATTTTATTTTGATAAAGAAACAATTGAGCCTGTAGACGACAATCGCTATGAGCCCGAATATGATGATTCAATTGTCAATTTTGACGACACAAGAAAGACAAGACTTACCCTACGCCAAATTAACCGTGCAAGGAAAGCAAGCGAGCTACATACAAATGAGAAAGCTGACGAATTAGATTTTGTTAGACAGATGTATGGGATAGCAGCGCAAGCAGCCGCTGCCGGTGTTTAATGGCAAAATTAGATAAGACCAAATACTCAAAAGAAGAAGCAACACGTTTAATGGAGATTAGACGTTTAGAAAAGATGTCTGGCGATAAAAAAGAAGAATTTGCCAAACGTTCTAAACCAATAAACTTTTTACAACAAGAAATAGTAGATGAAAGTAGATTTGCTCACAATCAAAATTCAGCATTTGTTTTAGGCAACGGATTAAGCAGATCAAGTATAGAACCTGAAGAGCTAAAAAAGTACGGCCCAGTATACGGATGTAATGCTTTGTATAGAACATTTAGACCAGACTACTTAGTTGCTGTTGATGTTAAAATGATTTTAGAAATTAATAAATCAATGTATCAACATAAAAATCAAGTATGGACAAATTATAATAAATCCTATGAAGGTCTTCAACATTTTAATTATTTTCAACCAGGCAAAGGTTGGTCAAGTGGACCAACAGCATTATGGTTATCAGCACAACACCGACACAAAAAAATTTATATACTAGGCTTTGACTACAAAGGATTAAAAGACGGTATGAAGTTTAATAACTTATATGCTGATACTCCTAACTACAAAAAGTCACAAGACGGTGCTACATTCTTTGGAAATTGGTTACGACAAACAGCTAGTGTAGTTAAAGAACATGAAAAAACTGAATTTATAAGGGTAATAGCACCAGATAATTATTGTCCTGAGGAACTAAATAAACTTGGAAACTACAGTACAATTACTATAGAAGAGTTTAAAAATCAGTTTGTTTTAGTCTGATCCCTTTAAAACGGCTCGTTTTGAGCCTATTTCTACACACTTTTCTCCATATACGTTAAATACAATGGACAGCCTTACCATAGGTACAACAATTTATAGGAGAAAATAATGGCGAGTAATAAATTTGAAGAAATGCTCGAAAAGCTAGTCAACGAAGACAAAGCTGGAGCAGAAGAATTATTCCACGAAATAGTGGTTGAAAAATCAAGAGATATCTACGAAGGACTATTAGAGTCAGATCTAGAAGTTGATGAAACTAAAGATGAAGAAGTAGATGAAGCATCAGACGAAGAAGTAGATGAAGCATCAGATGATGACGACAAAGAAGAAGCTACTAACGAAGACTTTAACTTAGACGAGTTTGAAGTTGAAGGTGGCGATCCAGCTGATGATATGATGGACAAAATGGGCATGGACATGGACGGAGACGCAGAAGGCGGCGACGGCATGGATATGGATATGGATGCTGAAGGCGGAGAAGAAGAAATTGAAGATCGTGTTG